TAGTTCTCCGCAATTGTGGCGCTGTTGACCACAATGCCGTTTGAAGCCCGTGGTGCTTTAACGCTCAACTCGCCCGTGCTTGGCTTATACAAATACTGGGCATTGCTTGTGAAGATTGTTGTCGGCACACCGCTTGTTGCAGATGCAAACAAGGGAAAGAGATTGCTTGCCGTGGTGGTGTCGTTGCTGATCGTCGCACCAGCCGTCCCGTTGGCTGCCGCAGTGATCAGACCCTTGGCATTGACCGTAATGTTTGCCGCTGTAAACGATCCCACATTGGCGTTGACAGTCGCCAGTGTTCCAGCAGCAGTGACGTTAGCTGATCCGTCAAAAGACGGGCTGGTGTAGGCCAAGTCACCCGTAACAGCAATCGTGCGGCCTGTGGTCAGAGTGGCTGCGCTGCCCGTGGTGCTTTGGTTGAGCGTTGGAATGTCAGCCGCAACAACAGCGCGGAATGTCGGTACACCCGCAGTTCCATCAGGCGCAGCCAAAACAAAGTTGGCCGTCTTGGATGCGTAAGGGTTTAGCGTGTCGCCGTAACCCGATGCCAAGCTGATAGCAGGGGTCGTTCCTCCGCTTGACGCAACAGGTGATGTTCCAGTGACCGAGGTAACTGTTCCTACAAACTGGTCAGCAGATGAAATCGTAAAGTTAGGGTAAGTACCAGTGATCGTAGTTGTACCACCTTGGGTCAAAGCCACCGTCTGATCTGGCGCTGTATTGGTGATGGTCAACGTGCCAGAAGTTGTGATCGGGCTACCCGAAACGCTGATGCCCGTTCCACCCGTAGCAGCCACACTGGTGACTGTTCCAGAACCACCGCTTGCGTTGATTGTCTGGTTAGGCCAACTGCCTGTAATTGAGGTGATGTTTGTACCAGCCACCAAGCCAGGCGTTGCAGTCCCTGTACCACCGCTAGCCACCGCAAGAGTCCCGCCCAAGGTAATCGTGCCGGTTGTGGTAATTGGCCCACCGCTTGTGGTCAAGCCCGTAGTGCCACCAGATACAGCGACACTTGTCACTGTTCCCGTACCCGCGCTAACGTTGACGGTGACATCATCACCAGAGGCAGTCGCGGTAACAGTCGCGCCAACAAAGTTGATGTTCTTCACACCCGTGGAGATTGAGCTACCCTCGTCTTTAATGCCAACCGCCCCGTTGGTCGACATGGTGCTGATAACTTGTATCTTTTGAGCCAAGTCGGGAGATACAACCTCACCCACATTGATCTCTTGCCCAGTAGACAAAGTAATGATCAAGCTGCCATCAAAGTCAATCTTGGCGTCCGTGACAGAAACGCCATCTTGACCATCTACACCATTTATGCCGTTCAGCCCGTCAATACCGCGAGGGCCTGGCAACCCATCACGACCTGGCCTTCCGTCCTTACCTTTCTGACCATCTACACCATCTTTCCCATCACGCCCATCTTTGATGTTGGCGACCCGTTTCTCAATCGCTTTGCCGGTTTCATCGTACCGCGCCCGAATATCGGACTCCATCTTCTTGAGGGCTTGCAGCACCAGATTGACATTGGCCGCAATCTTTTGTTTTTGGACTTCTTTGCTCTCAGCAATCGACTTGTGGATTGACTCAAGCGCCGCCAGCTTGTCATCGTCAGACATTGAATCGAGATCAATCATTTCAATGCTCCCGACAGTTGGTCAAGAAACTCGTTCTCAACTGAGCGTAGATTCTCTTGCTTGTTTGCCATCTGCAACTCAACAATTTTGGACTTGTTCTTGATGTCCGCTTCTTTAAGCATCAATTCCGCAATCTTGACCCGTTTGTCAAACTCTTTGCCTTCGTTGTCATCTGGCAGATTTTTGGTCAGCGCCGCCATAGTCTTGGCTTGCGATTCTTGCGGCATAAGCTGTGTTTCAACTGCCAACTTCTGCGCCTCTGCCCGATTCTGCTCCGCTTGCGTAGTCTGCACCGCGATCTGAGCCTGTTGCGCTTGCAAAGCCAGTTGCTGTTGAGCTTGCTCCAACTGTTGTGCTTCTGGGTTGGGCTGGCTCATCTGATCCAAGGCCGCAATCATTTCATACCTGTTAGACAGGCTGGAATTGGCAAAAATGCCCTTTAGAATGATCGGCAGCACTGGTGTATTCGGGCCAAGTGTCTGCAACAGACCCACAAACTGCTGTTGCTCGTACTCTCTTGCGATAATTCCAAGCGTAGCCGTCGGGATAAACTTCATGTCCACCGATGGATAGCGCTCTGGGTCGAACTGCATGTACCTGAACGATGCTTTTTGGATGAACGGGATCAAGAAATCTTCTTGGAAGTTCACCAGTGTGCGTTTGTACTTCTTGATAATCGTCGCAACCGCCATTGACATGCCAGCGCCGTCCCGATTGCCTTGGCTGACCATGCCTTGACCATCCATCGTGCCGGTGGCTTGTAGCAACATGCGCTCAAACTCTTTGGCTGTGTTCAGATTGTTCAGACTTGTCTCGCCAAACTTAAATGGGTAGAGAATCTCAGCAGGGTTGCCGTTGACCAAGAACGCTTTGCCAGGTTTTACCTCAAACTTAGCGCCCCGTGGAAGGCGGGATGCGTCCAAACCGATCATGGGTGAGGTAGTCAAAGCAAGAGAATCCAGATGGCTACGCACTTGAGCGTCAATCGCCTTCTGCATGTTGTAAGACTTTTCTACCGTACCTCTACCCAAGAGCCGATTTGGGACTGTATCGTCCTGATAAGACAGAACCGGACGATCCTTCATCATGTAAGGGTTTTCTTCTGCTTTGAGCAACAACCCCTCGTTGGCAATCACCACAATGGCTTCTACCATGTTAGAGTAATCATCAGCAACCGAGTCCTCGGGGAATAATTCCTCTATTTCCTCGTCCTTTTCGGTCAGGTACTCTCGCGGAACAAGGCCGTAGTACGTCAGCAGCCGCACTTTTCCGTCTCTGTACTGGCTAACCTCTTGGGTTGGCTCAAGATCAGTGTCTTCATCGCCCGTGGTGATGTTTACCTTGCGGTAGATGCCCTTTTCGATACCCTCCACGATCTTGTGGATGCCCACAAACTTCTCAATCGCAATGCCCATGCAGTCATCAATAGATGTCCCATTGGGGTCGAACAAGAAATTCTTAGGGTTGACCGGCGTGAGCTTCACTGCAATGCGGCTTTTTTCCACCACACCAATGGCAGCTTGCCCCATCTGGCCTGGAATCGGCTGGGTGGCTGGTTCAAAGATTTTCTCCGTCTTAACAACGATCTCGCCAATGCCCGTGCCATAGATTTCAGCCATCAACTCGATCTGGTCGATAGCTTTTCTAATCTTGTCTTGTTTGAAGTCTTCCATCAACTGGGCTTTAAGCGCCTCGACATCTAACGGATTGCCGTTGACATCTTTAAGATCGTCTTCAATGTCAAAGAACTCGCCCTGACCAAAGATGGCTTCCATGATCTCAGCATGGCGGGTTTCCACCGCTTGTTGAGTAGCAGGGGTTACGATTCGGCTGCGCTCAGACTCTCGCGTCTTGTCCTCCGCAGCCCATTCGCCACGGAAGATGCGCTCGTATTCTAGATAGTTGGGGAGAAAGTTCGTGTCGCGCCAGTCGCGCCAGCGGTCACAGTGGTCAATAACAAAGGAGGTTAGCTCTTTGTCGTTCTCTGTTGGTTCGTCGAACTCATTTTGATCCATGTCATTACCTCATTGTGTCGGTAAACGGGTCTTTGTATTGTACATTTGTAGGTTGTGCAAGACCGAAAAGCTGTTTAAATCTATCAACCATGCCAGGTTCAGTTAGCTCAGGTTGTCGAGTATAGGTTGGCAAGTCTCGGGCGTCCAAACGTGTTTGGCGCAGCCCCGTTATTGCGTTGTATGTTTCCCGCACGTCTTTGTTTTTAAATAGCGTTTTTCGCAGAACGGGGTCTTTAGTTAAATCCACACTGTTTGCGGCTTCATATCCTGCAAGTGTCGCCAACTGCTCGTACAGCGCAGTGCCGCCCTGTTTTAGCATGCTTGGGTCAAAGTAGGCATCGTTGATGCCGTATTTTTCTTTAAGATAACTCGCGGATGCTACAGCGTCTTTAACAAACTGCTCCCTAAGAAGAGAGCCTTTTTTCCCAAGTAGGTTGCAAGCGCGCACAACACCGCCAAGCAATCAGCCGTATACAACTGCGGGACTACCTTCCTTGCAAACGTTAAACGCACCCGAATTGCAAAATACAAATACAAGAGGATTTATGCTCGGCAGTAATGTGATTGCTGATTTTAATAAAAACCGCGCACAAACACAGGCGCTATTTCTTCGCCCCGACGCCGAAAAAA